ACACGTGCCTCGCGTTTATTCGGACAGTCCCTACGTTGGTGGCAGACGTGAAGCATCCGGAGGACCTCGACACGAGCGGCGAAGATCATGTCTATGATGAATCGCGGTATGCCTGTATGAGCCGGGTGGCCAAGGACGGACAGATCCGGCAGAAGTCGACGATTGAAGAACACGAGGAGGACGAAGAATCGATGGAAGAATTTGACGCGTTGAACTGGGGGCTGAAAAAATGAACATTAACACGGCTGAATACTGGGACAAGGTCTGGGGGACCGAGGGAGCAAAGACGTGGAGGACCTATCCTGCCAGCTTCGACAAAATCGTGCAGCTGATCGGGACCGGGAAGCGCGTGCTTGATGTCGGCGGCGGTGTCGGGGTCCTGGCGAATCATCTGAAACAAGCAGGGAATGAGGCGCGGATCGTGGATATCTCCCCGGTAGCAGTGCAGATTGCAAAAGCCTGCTTCGGTATAACTGGGAGCTCTACAGCAGTCCCTCCTCTGCGAGAAGCCTCAAATTCCTGCGATTACATTGTGGCGAAGGAGATGAGGGGAAATGAAGCTTCCTGAAGCAGTGATCGAAGAACTGCGGGAGATCGACATTCCATACGGTAAAATCATCATATTCGTTAACGAAATGGACCAGCATGTCGATGTGTGTGTAGAGGACCGGAAGCGATTTCCGACTGAAAATAAAAGCTTTGAAAAAGATTAAAATGGGAGTATAGTGTAAGTGATGATGTTTAGCAGACAGTTCACATACAGGGGAACGATACCGAAGGAAGCTGGCGAGGTGCAGACGGCAGTGGTTAATACACCGCAGGGCAAAATAATCGTGACCGTCAGTCCGCAAATGGAACCGATTTGCGTAAAGGTGGAGGAGCGAAGTGACCAAACGTAAGCGGAATTACATTATTGCCGGAGCGCTCTTCCTTCTCGGATTTTTCTGGCGGCGGATAACCGGTACTGCTTGGCTGCATGAGATCGGCCATGTGGTGTTTGCCTGGCTGTCGGGTGGTTATGGGTATGCTGCCAGCAGCACACTGGCTATGGTCGGCGGAGGTAGTGATTTTTTAATTGGAATCGGTGGGGCGATGTTCCCGATGCTTCTTGCCGTACCGTTTTTAATACTCGGCGTGAAGAAGGACGTCCTATGGGTGCCTGCGTTTTTCTTTGGCATGGCCCATAGGAACCTTTTTCGATTCTTCAATTCCACCGATCAAAACATGGCCCGAATATCGAACGGGGCCTGGGTCGTTGTCGTTGTATTATATCTGGTATTTACATGGGGAACTGCCACAGGAATTTATCTGCAACAATATGTTGACAAAAATAATAAAGCGGCTTATACTGTAAACTAACATAGAGAATACGTCCAAGAGGGACGCTGACCGTTAACGGAGGCAAACTGATTGGACACCAAAACCCGTAAATGGGCGAGGTGTCTAATTGGTTCGCCTTTTTTATTTGTCTGGAGGAGTATATGGCAGGAGGGAGAGAAAAACCGACAACCAATTACGGGCTGAGACCTGATTTGCAGTTTCCGCAGATTCAGGGATCTTTCAATGACGCGACCTTCAAAAGAGGCCCGCCTACAGGATGGAAGGAACCGCCGCCGCCGCGAATTGGAAAACCAGGACCAGGAAAATACAAGGGCGTACAGCCCTTATCCTTCCCGCAGGTGGGAACTTTAGAGTTCAATGTGCTGGAGAAAGGTAAAGATGAAACCGCCCATATTTACGAGTACAACGGTAAACGAACAAATTATAACAACCTGGTTTACTCAGTCTTCAAGGACAGGCTCGGCATTACCAATAAGCAAAAGGTCCGGCAGATGATGACAGACTTCGCATCACAGCAAAAGCCGGAAGGGCTTTCGGCGAACACTCAAGTACTGGGAGGGGCAAGGATCGGATGAGGCTTGCAATACTGCTCCCGGCAATCAGCTATCGTAAGATGTTCTTCGAGTCGTGGATTTTACTGCAGTCGTGGCTTGAATCTGGGGAAGTCGTTACAGAATACATTATTTCTACGGCAGCCGTATCGGATGTTTACCAAGCACGAAATTTGTGTGTGCTGAACGCTTTGGAACTTCCGCCTCTGGGGGAAGGCGTGAAGGTTCTCGGGGGCAAGGAATACGATAAGATGCTGTGGATGGACAGTGATCAGGTCTTCACCGTGGATGATGTGAAAAAGATCATCAGCCATGATGTGGATGTTGTCACAGGTATTGTTCCCATCGGCATGGAGAACAGGACCTGTATCGGGCGGTGGTCTACTCCTGAAGAAATGGAAAAGGGGCAAGTCTGTTACTATTCGTTAAGCGGTTTGCAAGAGCTGGCAAACGGAGACGGTCTGGTCCCGATTGAATTTTCCGGCTTCGGATTTATCTGCATGAAGCAGGGAGTCATGGAACGAATCGGATACCCATGGTTCCGCCACACCGTACATAAGATCAACGGCATAAAGACTCTCACCACTGAAGAAATTGGCTGGTGCGTCAGGGCGAAAGAACTCGGCATCAAAATCTACGCGGATCCCGAAGTCAGGGTCGGGCATGAGAAGTCTATGCTTCTCACCTCACCGGGGTAATCATGGCAAAAGAAAAAAAGAACGAGAAAGAGCGGCTGGAGAAGGACAAAAAAATCGTCACCCGGATGATGGAGGATCGCCATAACGCAGAGGCTCGATGGGCGAAAGGAATCGAGTATGTCCATCCGGCAATCAACACGTGGTACAACGAGTCTTGGGATGACAATCGGTATGATCCGACAGCCACTGAATCAAATGAGATGCTATCGGATGGCCAATATGGAAACCTGATGACACAGAACTCCAGATGGGTCGCCTACACACTTGATGACGAGGAGTTGATGACCAGAGAGGATGTGGCCAAGTACCTGAAGCTCCGCGAGAAGTTTATGTATTCCGAGCTTGAACGCTCAGACTTCTATCAGGTAATGCCGGAACTCTTGCGGATCGGCAACGGCGTCGGAACTGCTCCGGTGTACATCGATGATGACAGGGTCGAAAAGTCTGTGGCGATGTCGGTCCGGCATCCTTATGAAGTGTATCTCTCGAACAACAAATACGGTCGTATAAAACGTGCTGTCAGGCGGTATCCGATGACCGCTGAAGAGGCAGGGCAGAAATTCAAGGATGATACGAAATTTTCAGAAACACTGAAAAATCACATCAAGGATGATCCGGATGAGACACACTGGTTTATCCAGATCATGGAGTATCGTCAGGATCGGGACGAGAAAAAAGAAGACGTCCAGAACATGCCTGTCGAGATCCGGTATTACGAAGAGAACGGAGATCATTACCTTGATATCACCGGGGCGAAGACATGGCCAATGCCAATCTGGATTGTCGGAGCCAGATATGACGAACCATATGGAACCTGTCCAACCGATATCGCAATGCCGTTGATCCTTGTTGCAAATCAGATCCAAAAGGACCTATTGATTGCAGAGCATAGGGCAATCGCACCACCGATACAGGCACATAAAAGCCTGATAGGAAAAATTAACAGGAGTCCCGATGGCGTTACTGTCCTTAGAAATATGGAAGAAAGGTACATCGAAGCACCGATTCATGCGAATATTCCGATTGTACTTCATGATCTTCAGCTGATACAAGACCATATCCGCAGGCTGTATAAAACTGATCATTTCATGATGCTCACAGGTGATGAAAAGGGAAATATGACCGCCCGTGAGGTGATGGAAAGAAAAGCGGAAAAGGTCACAGTCGTAGGATCAACCGTTGGAAGGCTCACACGGGTACTGGAACAGATCCTCGACCGGATCGACCAGATCGCTGACGATGCCGGCAGAATGCCTGAGATGCCTGAGTCCATGAAGGATCTGGACGGCTCAAAGCTGAAGTTTGAGTTTCTCGGGCCACTCGCTCAGTATCAGAAGCAGATGGTCGAAGCCCAAGGAGTCCTCCAGGCTGTTGAGATGTCAAGGATAATCTTTGAATTGCAGCCAGAGTCAACGGTCAATATCGATTGGGACGAATCTATACGGGCTATTTTCAAGACCTTCGGGGCTGCCGACCGCCTTATCGACAAAGATAAGGTCGCGGAGATCAAGAAAGCGATTGAAGAGGCGCGAAAGGCTCAGATGCAGTCCGAGCAGATGGTTAACCTCGGAAAAGCAATGCCGGGTATTGCGAAAGGAGCAGAGGCTGAGGGCTTAATGGAACAGATTGGAGGAAAAACAGGAGGCGGAAATGGACGAGCAGTCCAGCCCATTGGATAGGTTTGAGGAACGGTTCACTGAAGAGGAAAGGAACCTACAGGCTGAAGAGAAAAAGCAGAGGCGGTTGGATTACTCTCTGACTTTTGCGAAGGATGAACGAGGAGCGGGGGCCCTGACAAGGATTTTGGCCGGACATGGGTTCTTTGATGATTCCATCAGTACCGACCTTATGGCAAAACAGGTCCTGATAGACTTGGGTGTTTACCCGGATAACGACATGACCGCCGAAGAGGCGTGGGAGCAGGCGGTAAGAGTTGTGACCGCAATGCTTTCAGTACGGAGAGGATTATGAGGATATTATTTGCACCACCTGATGACGGTGATGGAGCTGTGGATGTGATCGGCGATCCAGCGGATGTTATCGATCAGGAGGATATGTACGATGACGAATCTGGAGATGTTGAATCTGATGTATCCGAAGAGGGCCCAGAGGTGTCGGATGAAGTGGAAGATCAAGACGAAGATACAGACCGGGAGGAGTCTGAGGAGGATACCGAAGAGGATTCTGAGGAACCAGAGGGTGATGAAGAGGAAGAGGATTCCGAGCCTGAGCGTGATCTCCATCCGTACGAATTCCAGTTAGCGAAGAAATTTCAGGGGCATCCTGATCTGGCGGATGTTAAAGATCTGAATTTGCTCGTTGAAAAATATATCGAAGAGAAGGGGAAGATTGCCGGAGATCCCCCGGCAAGTCCGGAGGATTATGATTTTGGGGAGCCTGAAGGTGATGCTCCGAGGGACAAGAAGCTCGAGGGATCTTTCATGAATGCTTCTTTTTCCGCAGGGCTCAATAACGGTCAGGCGATGAAAATAGCGGAATGGTTCAACACCACTGTTTCTGAAAAGCAGAAGGCTTTCGAGAAGGGACAGGCTGCCGCGGCCAAGGAACTGAAAAAGGAAATCGGCAAGGAAGGTGTTGAATTGGCACTCAGAGCAGTGAAGAAATACGGTGACAAGGATGTCTATGAGAATGTCGCCGAGACTCCCGGAAGTGCGAAGGGATTGATGAAGGTAATCAGTAAGCTGTCATCGCTCATAAGTGAAGACACTTTTAACGCACCGGATGAACACGTAACGCCGGACAAGGGGATGGACGCTGATCCTGACGCTGAAGTGACCGACGAAGTTCTTGAAGAAATGTATCCGGGTGTAGACGAATAAGGAGCAGGATATGTTAACGACCGAAAGACTAAAGCACATACTGGCCGGAACAGCGATAACGACAGGAACCGCAGATGCTTATGTAGAAAACTCCCTTTCTGATACAGGAGGGGGATTAAGTGTTGCACAGGTCGGCGACCTGGTTGTTTGTACCGACTCAGAGATCTGTGCGTGGGTGAAGACGGTGACGAGCGATACGGTGCTGGCGCTGAAGGACGCCGCCGGAGCGAACACCGATTTGGCGTTTCCGGAAGGATCGGAAGCGTATTCGATCTATCCGGTGAACATCATCGATATGATGGAAAACGACACCAACGTGAAGACACAGGCCAAAGTATGGCTGGCAGAATACCAGACCAAATTAGCTTCTGGCACCACCAGAGGGGATGACAGGCAATTCGCCAAGTATTTGGCCGGGTATATCAGGAACAAGAACTAATCCGGACGTTGTCCGGTTAACGACCTGATAGGGTCAGCAACCAACCTCTGCATAGCGTGGAGTGGACCTCTCCGGGGGATAAACTGACGTCGTCGCATGGGGGTAATTGGGATACCTGAGGGAAGGCTTATCCAATTATCTCAAGGAGTGATCAATGGGTGATCATGATCTGGCGGCGACGCATTCAATAATCGAAGCTGCCACAAGAACTCACAACAAAGCCAAGCTTGAAATTGCCAAAATCCTCTATAAAAGCAATCCGCTTTTTGGGGATTTACAGTGGTTTCCGGCAAACGGCGAAACGACTCACACCCATAATCAGCAAGCATCGACACCGACTCCTTCGGTCCGTAATGCCAACACTGGCGTTGCTCCGACGGTTATGCAGTCAGACAAGATTGTCGAGAACATAGCAGTCGTAGAAGACCGATGCGAGATCGATGAAGAGATCGCTGAAAACTACGGTGAGAGCGCGAGAGGATACCTCTATGACGAAGAGATGGGTCATGTGGAAGGTATATCACAAAAATTCATGACCGAATTCTTCAATGGCGATCCAGCGACTACCTCGGGTACGACCGAAGGGCTTTCCCTGCGGTATAACCTTACGTCTTTGGATCAGGTCGTGGGAGAAGGCGGTACCGGGGATGACACCAGTTCCATGTATTTCATTAAACATGGGAAGAGGGGTCTGTTTCTTGCCTATCCCCGGGCTTCCAGAGGAAGCAAGAAGGGCAAGTCAGTGGTCGAAAGAGAGTGGAGAGGCAAGGAGAGAATCACGACCAATACAACCACTCAAGCGGCGTACTACGCCTATGTAACCAAGCTCAAACTGCGATGGGCGACTGTGATCAGGCATCCTGATGCGGTTCAGAGATTGGCGAACATAGATGATGGCGCGACCTTCGACGAAGATAACGCCATTACCTTGCTGGCGAACATGCTCGATGCATTCGGATCTTTGGAAGGCATCGTCGGGTACTGCAACAAGCGTGTCTGGAAACAGATCGTCATTGCAGCGAAAGACGCGGCGAGTGCTTTTAACAGCGGTTCCAATGCTCTGGGTATGCCGATTTACGACATCATGGGTGTCGGCATTAAATTGTGTGCCGGACTGACTGATGTCGAGACTGCGATATCGTAAAGGAGGTGATAAAAGATGACTGATGCTAAAACG